TTCGAAGACTACGAGCAAGGTAATTTTTAAGTAATGTAGAAGTAAGATAATTACTCTTTAGTAAGGTAATTTACTATTTTACATAAGCCTTTAAAATCAATCACTTAAACCCACATCACCTTTCTTATTACTCAAAATCACCTTCCGAAGTAATCCAGACAAGCCAATGAATACAAGGCTTTTAGCGATGCCTTCGCCCTCGCATTACTCCATTACCTTTTTCCGACAGCCTTCCCGAAAATCCATGTCGATTGGTCGATCAGTACAGAGCAGCCACGCACCACTATGGCGACCTCTCGTTTTTTGCCTACCTCTCGCAGGGATTCGCAGTTTTTTTTTCGCCCGACAACGCCCTCTCAGCGCCCAGCCTTTGTCGTCCTCAGCCAGGTGCAGAAATGCGGAAAAAAAGACCTATTTAGCCCGCAGGCGTGGTGGGGGGATGACGGCGCGCGCCGAGAAGAGTCCGACTGAAAACCTCAGTTAACTCGAGTAAGCACATTCGATAGGTAGTAGAGGTGTAGTATCTGCATGGCAGTGGCATCGTGCCTATCTGCCGGTCTTAGCTGATATCAGGAGAAAGTACATGCGAAGAGATATGGATCTCATCAGATTGATAGTTCTACAGCTTGAGAAGGATCATGAAAGGCCGAACGATTTACTCTCTTTCGAGGACTTCGAAACCGACTTAGTTATAGATGGGTATACACCGGCTCAAGTGGAGTACCACCTACAACTAGCCATTAACAGTAACATCTTCGAAATACCACGTAACGCTGGAGGACTTTATATAATCTCAGGCCTTACACCGAAAGGTCATGACTTTGCTGACTCAGTGAGAGACGAAAAAATATGGGCCATGACAAGAGAAGGCGCATTGAAAGCCGGTGGATTCACATTAGAACTGCTGGGAGACCTCGCCAAAGGGTTCGCCAAGAAACAGTTAGAGAAACATACAGGAGTCGAAATTTAGGACGAGATAGTCTAATGGATGGCAACCTATGGAACACAAAGCAATATGATAAAATTTTCAAACAGAAAAATCAGCGATAGTCGTTGGCGTCAAATATATCTACTCACCAGAACACACACTCCCGCACGGTGATATCAATATGTGGTTTGTTGACTTAATAAACTCTGTACCCAACACGATCTGGTCTGGTGTGATTGCAGCAACCTTAACATTAGGAGGAGTATTCCTATCAAATAAAAGCAATACCAAAAGATTAATGATTCAGCTTAAGCACGACTCATCAGAAAAACAAAAAGAGAGAATCGCCACATTAAGACGTGAGATATACCTCCGTTCCGCAGAAGAAATGACGAAAGCTCTTAGCTATTTAGGCTCATTACCTCAAGCAGATTTCAACGACATTAACAACACTTCAAAACTCCAAGACTTCTTCGCCTCCTCTGCAAAACTTCAACTCATAGCAGAATCAAAAACAGCACTACTCGTAAATGAATTAACAAATGTATACGGCGAGCTAACTATGAAACTCATTGGTAAAACGATACCAATGCAGGATTCTCTCATCGACATAAAAATCAATGACGAACATTACAATAAACAGCAAAACGAAGTAAGTAGAATACTTTCAGAAATGACACGTCTCAATGAAACCTGCAACGCCACACAAGAAAATATGACCGCGTTAACTCGATCATTTGACTTCCATTCCTCCCAAGCTAAAAACCACGCTGATGCGCGCGGTAAAGCTTGGAACAGACGAAACGCGCTACACCTTGAGTTTTGCAGAGAGCTAATCCCCGAAATACGCGTAATTGCCGAACTACAAATCCCCGTGACTATTGAAATTAGACGCGACCTTGGCTTAACTGTTGACATCGATCTATTTCAAGAACAAATGGAGTTTCAACTCAAAAAAATGAATGCCGCTTTGAACTCAGTACTTGATGCGCTGGAAGCCAATCAACAAACCACGGAGTATTGAATGTGATTCACTATACCCCTTTGAAAAAGTTTTGCCCATTTATAGATCGATGACCTAGCGGCCTTAAAGGAGGTCAATGAAGGTTGGTATGTAGAATACAAACAAGCCATTCCCAAATCTCAGTCTATAGCTAAATCTGTTTCAGCATTCGCTAACAGTTACGGTGGATGGCTTTTTACGGAATAGCGCGGGGAGCAGAGGCGTTAAAACAACCAGTGATTATAATAGAATAAATTGACATTACAGAGCCAAGCACTACAAAACCACTCAATAGTACTTGGCACGTCTATCAAAAATACGTGCTCGTAGAGCTTTATTATTTTGCCCATAGTTAAAGATCCTTGAATCTGACAACTTCCTTCCCCAACCAGTCGTTTACCTGTTGAATTCGAGCCTGAATAGGCTCCAATTCGTTCATGGACCATATCTGCGCTGCCTCTTTGATTGAGCCAAATCCCCCGGCATTCTGCGGCACGATCCCTATCAGCTGCGGCGGAATTCGCAAACTGGCTAGCACATCATCGCGCGTCTGATTCTTGATCGAGTTGAATTCGTCCTTGGCCGCCACCTCACTGACAGGGATCAGTTGAATACCATCCTTCTTGCCCGTCGGTGAATATACGAACAGGTTACGAAAATTCCCCGGTCCCTTCGAATCCTTGAGCGCCTTGCGCAACGCATCAATATCGGCTTCGGTCTGCGCCGCATCTGTCATGTACAGGATGAACCCCGCATGGCTCCCGTTCTCGTAATACTTGCGGCGGAACAAGGTGGCCGACTCATTGAGCAACGCTGACTGTAAGGCGCTGACCCACTCCGGCAACCCATAAATCTCTTGGTGCAGATCAGCCTCCCGCAAATGAAAAATGCTGCCCGGTTCAAACGCATGTTCATCCTTCCAACCTCTCACCTGGTAGAACAGGCCCTCTGGTCCAGCACGCATGTACTTAGCCAGGGCTGGTACCAGTTGCCGAGTGTTGCCCAACACCGAACGTTGTGCCTCCAAGTACCCATTCCCCAGACACAAAAAATCTAGGGCGAACTGCTCAAACGCCGCCCGCGACAACAACGGATGCGGGATAAACGTCTTGCTCAACAAATTGCGCTTGAACATCAACCCAGAATGCAGATGCACACTCGCCCCCACCGACCGCGCCAACCCGTCCAGCGACAATGGCGGCTCATACCACCGCCCGTTGAACCAGCACTCCAGGTAATCAAACACCTCCCGGCCACCCAAAACCGGAGACGGTTCACCGAAGCTGAACACCTGTGTGCCTGTGCTGGCGGGAGTGGTCGCGGGCACCAGCGTCTGGCTGTCGAGTTGTTCAGTCATCAATAAATCTCCATCCGCCCAGTATTGGCAGCCGTCTGCCCCTCAAGCGGTTCATTGTGCAATGCGTGAAAGAGCGCCCACGCCAGATCGGCGTGACCGGTGTTGTCGTTGCGCCCTGCGGTATAGGTGTACTGGCGACCGCCAGCCGTGACCGTTTTGCGTATCGCCATCAGTGACTGCGCCATGTCCGTCCAGCCGGCATCAAACTCCAGCCGCCCCTTGTGAATCACGTCATAGGCCTTCAGCACCAGGCGCGTTTTGACCTCAGGTGAATAGCTGAAGCTGGTGACAGCCGGGAAGAACTGCCGCACCAGCTGGGCCACGCCGCTGCCCAGGCCGGTGACATCGATCCCGATGTAAGTCACCCAATAGCGGTCGCAGACGCTCTTGATAAAAGCGGCCTGCGCCGCAAAGTCCATCCCGCGAAACTGATGCCGCTCGAGCACACGGAATTTGCCGCCCGGTACCAGCGGCGGCGCAACCACCACCAGCCCCGAACAATCACCCGTTTCGGCGGGGTCATAACCAATCCACACCTGTCGGTCGCCGAACGGCCTCATGGCAAAAGGTTTGTAATCCTCTGCCCACTCGACCCAGCTATCCACCATGCAAGACTGCAATAACGCCAACGGAAAAATGCTCGCCCCATCGTCGACAAAATCGCACATCAGCAGGTTGGCGAACGCCTCTGGGCTGTACTCCCGGCGCAGCTCTTCGATGTCGAAAAGGTCACAGCCACCCTGCTCCGCGTCGAGGATGTTGACGATCTGCCGCCACAAGCGGTCCTCGCAGAGCCGCCCCTGCTGGAGCGCGCCGTGGGACACGTCCACCTTCGTGTGCTGAGCCGCTGGCTTGCCCTTGTTGAAGCGCTCGCCCGTCCAGAAGGTATAAGCCTCATGGGCCATGCTCGACGGTGTTGAGAAGTAGGTCTTGCGCCACTTCTTGTGCATCGCCATGCCTGAGGCGACCTTGTTCAGTTCTTCAAACTTGAACGTCCAGAAGAACTCATCGAAG